CTGATTACTGACAGAGAGTTTTGGCATATGAGAATGATGGAAGATGACTATGATGTAGAGTTGTGGAATCCTCTTTTAACATTTTATCATAAATCTCCAGATTCTAGATATATATCTGATTCCAATTGGGTTGGTAAAACAGACATGATTACTGTTTCAGATGCAATTGATAAGTATGGTTATCTAATGGATGAAAAACAACTTAAGGCGCTTGAAGCAATCTACCCTATAAGAGCAGCTGGTTATTCTATAGGAGGTTATCAAAATGATGGTTCTTTT